TTATAAACTCAGCTTCCTGGAGAACAGCCAACCTATTCTGCTGTTGGCCATTAGAAAGATCCTCTGGAATTTGCCCGAGTTCAAGTTTGCCATAGAACTTACCATAAAGTTTCATATCATCAGCACCGAAGAAAGAATTAACTCTCTGATCGATAGCAGCATTTGCCGCCACATTATGTCGTGCTGTAGCGATTTCGTAACCTTGTTGTTGTTGTGAAACAGGTTGCTGAACAGGTTTGGGTTTACTTTTTAATCCAGCGACAACGACATTAATCAGTGGATCATCAGGATACTCTTTCTCCAATTTAGCGATCAACGCCGTTGTATCCGGATCTTCAACTGCTTCAGTTGCAACCTGTTGAGTAGTCTGCACACTGGCTTGTTGACGATCCAACTCAATTTTCGCACGACCGATCTCCGAGAAATCCCTTGAAGCCTGGACAACACTATTGTAGCAATTTTCAAATGTTCTTTTGGCTAACTCTGGATTACTCTCTACTAATTCATCAACATCTTTTTGACTCCATTTCTGATGGATGGCAGCCCTAATATAAGCATCGGGAATGTCATCCTTCTTCTCCGCTTCCGAGGTGGATTCAGTTGATTCGGTTTGAGATTCTGTCTGACTGTCATCCTCTACAGCACTGTCATCCTTAACTTCAAAGGTAGAATCATCATCCTCTTCTTCTGAAACTGTCGTTTTCTCTTTCGGGAGTCTGTTGAAGTCATCATCCTTCGTAAGATCGTTCAGATTATCCATTCGTTCCTGAACGGTATTTACGAGTTTCGGATCTTCAATCGCTCCTTTATCTAATTCTTTCAAGCCTTCTGTATGATCGCCTTCAGTTTCCGCGATCTGTTCGGTTTCTTTAAGCGTTCTCATATTACTATCCTTTCAACTACGTTGCCTTGAGTTACCATACAACAAGCATAATAACACAAGGGGTAAGGTAATTTACTTAGGTTATTCATAAAAATATACCAAGGCAGATTAGTTTAATTGTTACTTGTTTAACATTACATAATCTGCATGTACTGTTTTACCACCATCATTCATATAGTAGATTTCATCGCCAGGATTAAGCACTACTTCTATAGCTTTTTCATCCGTGAACTCAAATATAAGTGAATATTCTTCAACTTTTCCTATTTTTTGTTTTCGTAAACAACTATTTCTACAATCAAAAAGTTTATCTGCGTCCATTTTCTTGTTCAATATTCTAACTATCATACTATCTACCTACCTTTCTGTCTGCCTTGGTATCTATGCTATCCTCACTCCTTTGGGTTTAATTTTCTTGCGTTCCTTCACGATATTACACTTATCAAGATACGTCTGATGATCTTGAAAATTGTCAAACACTGGTCTACATTGTGAATCAAGTTTAATGTCCGGGAAAAGTTTTTCGTGTTCTGCCCTTTGGCTTGGTGCGATAGCAAGTGAATCGGAATGTATCGCCCTACTACCATAATCGCCACCAGATGCGAATGGTAAATCTGCGGCAAAATCACGGTTCATCCTGGCACCACATGAACACATACATTTCTTACCGGCGTTTTTCATACGCCTGGCATGTAAATTTTTAAGTCCACATTTAGGACATACAAATGTATAAACGGGCATTACTTACCCCCATAAAGTTTCTTCAACTTCTTACCAACCATACGTTCAAGTTCTTTCCTATCGGCTTTCGATGCACGACTAAAAACTTTCTTTTCACGCTTAGTCAATCTTGTTTCATACATCTGAGGATACTTACGCTGTAATCGTCTCGTTATTTTTTTCTGTTCTGCCGCTGTTGGTTTGACTATTTTTCTACGGGCCATATTATACTCCTGGTTCACTCGTTCTGGAACTCTGCGATTCATTCGCACCTATCTGTTCTGTTTGTTTTCTCTCCTGGAATGGAGACTGTATCTTAGTCTGTTGTGAAGCACCCCTTACACCACTTTGTCCTGGTGTAGCCTTACCTGTTGGTTGTGGACCCATTGCCATTCGTAGTTGTACACGCTGCATAAATGTGGGATCATCAAACCAGTCCTGAACATCATCAAGTATACCTTGTTCTTCTGCAATATCAGTCATAGCCGCCTGGATATTAAATGGCACTCCCATATTCATTGCGATCATAGCGGCATTCATTATACCTGGAATAATATTAGCAGCAAACTCAACAATCCGTTTAGTCCTAACAGCCGGGTCAAGGCGTGACATTGATCTTGCTTTCAGGGTGAATGTATAATCAAGAAAATCACCGTCTCTTTGTTCGGGAGTTAATTGTAATTGTTCGTATTCACCACCCGGTCGCCTTCTGGCGAGCATAATGTCCATAAACGGATCAGTATGTATATACCAAGCTCTCTTACCAGCAGTATCCGCTGCAAAATCATAGATCATCTCACGTGCGTCCTCAATAGTGATAGTTGCGTTAGCCTGTAAGATATTAGCTTGTGTCGCTGATTCAGCATTAGACCCCAGACCAGACATCTGATCGGGATTACCTGACATATAATTATGCCAGATCTGACACTGTTGAAGCATCTGTTCACTTTTAACATTATTACCACCATAAGTAATTACTTTAACGGTATCAGGATTACCCATTACCGTACCACCGTCTTCAGTGGTTCTAATATCTTCAGCTTCGTCAGCACCAGCAGGATCTACAATGGCAATACTCTTCTCACGATCAGCCTGATTCATATTTTTGACCATCATCTTGTTGGCCATTCTATGCAGATCGAAGTGGACACCAACCGGAGCTACTGGAAATGGATTACCCGGTACAGGTTGTGTCAAGGCGAGTATAGAATATGGTCCTTCCTTTGGGCCGTAATAATCGCGTGCGGCAAGATACTCAGGGAAAATTATTTGTTTCGGATCAGGTATAGTGATAAGTGCATTAGCTCCAGGGACAAAGATTTCTACAACATCAACAAAGTCCTGAAGTTCGTACATCTCACTATCGCTTATGCCCCGTCTGGTGAGTGCTTCAACTTTCTCTTTGGCATTAGGATGAAACGACTTCGGCATTTTCATTACCAGATCGTGATCAAATTCATCATCATCCAATAAAATCTGTCGTGGGACTCGGTTCCTGTCACCGAGGAACGCTGCCTTACGATAATCTTTGCATGAGGGGTCAGCGGTGAAATCATCAAAGTCAACAAGATCGGTAAATACTTGACCCTCATCAACGAAGATGTCACCGAAATTTAATATCTGACCACCACCAGCCAAACCAGTTTTAGCAACGGCCATCATAAAGAATGCATCGACAATCGCAGCACGCAATGTATCTTTACTTTTTATTTGTATGTCAAGTTTATTAAGTGCAAGTCCGAGTAGGTAGGCGTATTGCCTATATTCAATTATCTCAGTTGATACAAGATTTATTCCGCTTTTTAAGACAAGATTTGGCACGGTTGCTCTAATAGTGTTGAATATCAAATTAATAGGTTCATCACCAGTTAAACCATATTCACTGGCATAATACTTTCCAACATACTCTTTTATGAACATAGCCCTCGCCCTTCGATGACGTTTGTTGCGTTCAAATCCTTGACGAACAGCGAGAGCAAATTTATTCGGCGTAAAATACTCAGCCATTTTTTCCCTTTAACATATTATCATATATGAGTTTTATTTTTAGTAAAAATTCTTGTTGTGTATAAGTTCTTTTCATCCAATTACATGTACCACAACAAGTAACACAATTATCTATTGTATATCCTTTAGTATTATCTACGCGATCTATGCCATTATAAATAAATTTACCATTACATTTTTTATGGTTTGATGAACTATGTGGTTTAATATCACAATAAAAACAATTCTGTTGAGTCAATTTCCTAAACTGTTCTTTGCTCAACAAAAACCCAAAACCTCTTTTCTTTGCATTAACTTTATATTTTTTAATTACAAAATTGAAATTAGCTTTCCCTATAGGTAATTTTTTATCAGGTCCCGCTGTTAAATTTGCTTTAGCGTGTTTTTTACCATTTTCACTTCGCAGACATCAACAACTTTTAGTCTTGCCAATTCTTAAACTCTTTGCCGCCACAGTGCTAAATTGTCCACATTCACATAAACATTTCCATAGGCGTGATCCAGTTTTGTCACTTCCTATATCATGTATAGCTGTTAATTTACCAAATTTCTGACCTTCGATGTTTACTCTCAGTGTCACAACCTATCCTCTAAAATCAAATTTCGATCGCCATCCTCTCGGTTTGGCACGTTTTTTCTTGAGTGCTGTTCTTCTTCCAGCCATAGTTCTCATATCATTCCGTGATTCTGATACTTCTGCACGACTACGCATCTTATAATACTTATCCTCTATCGTCAGTGCATCAGCCATCGTCCTATCGCCGTGGGTCTTCTTAGCTGCACTGCTCTCTTCCACCAGGCACGCGGGACCAATGCTTCCATCGTCATTATAAATATAAGTCTTGGCTTCCTCTAAACTTTTAATTGAGTGATTCAGATAACCACCGTGAGCCAACGCTCTATCATACGCGTTAAGCAATTCACCTTTAGACTTCGCATTGTTATGCCAACCATACTTCTTAGTTTTCTTATCCCTAATATTACCGACCTTCACATCACGATAATAGTACGGATAATGAAACTGTTTAACAACTAACCTACCAAAATCAAAACCAGGATCTCCGTTCATTTCCCATTTCAAAAATGGCAACTTCTTCCTACCACCAACCCATACTGCAAGAGCCATTCCCACACGAGCCATCTCATACGGTGGTGTATTAGCATCAGCCCA